GACCACCCTCTTTCCAGAGGTGCTGACCGTAGAGGCCAGCTGCCTTAGCATCTCCAAGAAACTTGAAGGTCTTGTCTGCGAAGCGAACCTTCTGGGCCACCACAGTGCCTTCAGCATTCCTGTAGTTTGCAATCTGAACTGGTTGGCCTTGGTATTCACCAATGGTATACCCAAATTTCTTGCAGGTATCCTCAGTCAGCTTACGCTTTGGTAGTGAGTGTGCCTCACCGTAGGGCAGTAAGCCTGCCTTTGGTTTGGACTGTACGAATTCTGTCTGCATACCTTCGACCTTCTTATAAGATTGACAAGAGAAGCAGTAAGAACCGCCATCGCTGTAGACCGCCCGAGCATCGGACGATCCACATTCGCAAGATGTGTGGTGGATTAGTGTGCTATCCGAGTTTGTATTCTGCATACTTGGCTCCATTCGGTGCGCGTTTCATGAGGGTTTTGATAGCCAACCCCTGTTCACGCAGACGTTGGATACACACAGCCAAGCGCCAGACGCCGTAGTTGCTCTGGGCTTCCAGCGGTGAGATGGAACCGTATTTTTTTAGGTGGTTTTTTACAGTAATTGTTTGTGACATATGTCAGCTCCTAGTTGTCAGGATTTTTTGGTGGGAACATGCCGTACCAGAGGACGATCAGAGCCTCGAGGGGCCAGACCAGTGAGCCAATGATCCACGGGATCAGTGGGGTCTCATCACTTTCTTCAGCGATGATATCGGCCATGAGGACACAGCCGAGTAAGTAGAAGATGATTGCCATCCTCACTCCTTTAGAAAAGAAAAGGCCCACCCGAAGGTGAGCCAGTTGGGAGAGCTTAGGTGCAACCTAATCGATCACGGAGATGACATTATCTGTCTCATACCAGTGACCAGCATCGAAGTTCGGGCAGGTCTTCATCTTGTCGAAGTCGGTGTGACCTGCGACTTTAGCGATTGGGAAATGCTCTTCCTTCCACTCATCGATCAGCTTCCGCAGTGAGGCGTATTGCTCATCTGTATAGTTAACCGCTGGTCCATGTTTGGATTTGGTCATACCGCCGATCAGGCAGATGCCTCGAGACTTGGTGTTCATACCTCGGACATGAGCGCCGGTTCGGTGAAGTGGGCGACCCTCTTCAACAAGGCCACTTCGTTTTATCACTGCATGGTAGCCGATCATTAGCCACCCCTTTTCACGATGCCAGCGGTCAATGTCAGCAGCTCCGATGTCCATCTGCGGTGGGGTGTAACTACAATGCACAATGATGTGCGTAATATTATTATTCATTCAACCACTCCTGTGGAACGGTCTTGTCAGCGTAGAGGAAGCCATGCTTCTCACACCACATGCCGTAGGTTGTTTTGGATTGCTTGGAAATTTTTTGTCGGGAATTGGAGAACACAAAGCGTATGTCCAACTCCGGGTGTTGTTGCTGTACTAGGATCATTTGCTGTCTGTTAGCGGTGATGAAGCGGCCTTTGCTTTCCACCACAATCATTTTGCCAGAGGCAGTCTTGATCCAGAAATCGGGGGTGTACCTAGCGTTGCGTGAGGGTACGACCCAGTTGATTACTCGGGTTTCATATTCATATTCGACACCCTTAGAACGAAGATCGGCGGCAAGGGTTTCTTCTAACCCCGACCGCCAACCATGTTTTATAGCATTCGCTCTGACAGAACTCCCAAGCTTACGCTTAGAAATCTGCGTCATCAGCAATGGCTCCAGCTGCGCTGTCGAAGGAGTCGGCCACGAAGCCATCTTCCTTGTCGAACAGGCTTACAGCATCAGCACCACCACCCATAGCAGCCAGCTGGATTACCTGAACGGCGCTGGGCCGCAGAGATACACCTACTGTCTTCGATGATGCCATCGCGTAAGGGAACACAGTACCGGCGACACGGATTGTAGACCCGCCGGTGACGTTGGCATTTGTAGGCTGCTTGTTGCTGTCATAAAGAGCGACTTTCATTTCCAAAGTGTCTCCACGTTTGGTTGTGATACGAGCCTTCTGCTTAAACTTGAACAAATAGGAGCCAGTTAGATTACCTTGATCGTCTACCTCTTCTTCATAGACATCAGCGGAATTATAACGAGCAACCTTGGGGTCAGCCTTAGCTTGCTCTGCTTTGTATTTTTCGCGGATACCTTCAAGCTTTGCGATAAGGTCTTGGCTCTCTTCAGCGCCGAGGCGAAGCTTGACTGTGTATTCCCCATCCACGTTGAACTTGGTGTCAGGGGTGTTGAGCTTAGGCCATACAGCGATGCCCTTTGGTGTAACATAGTCGGTCATGGATTATCCTTTAGTGTGTTGGTATTTTTGGACATCAATACCCGCTTCCAGTAGTCGGGCCTGAACATCTACAGGAACGGGAACGCCGCTCTTGCTGTAGTATTCAGCGATATTGATGAGTGTTTTTGCGTCCATTGGTTTACCTTTCGGTTCTGCTAGAGCTTAGGTGCAACCTAACTCATTTCGGTTAGATTATGAGAAGAAGAATTCTGAATGGAGAACATCCCGAATGTCTAAATCCCCACGAGGTGGTAAGGCAGGTAACTCTCTGCCGAGCATTGCTTCGCACTCCTCCTTCAGTCGCTGTAGTGGACCCTCATCTTCGTAAATCCATACGAAGGCTTCACGGGTACATGCACCGAGCATTTCTATGTCCGAGGCGTGGCAGCTAAAACTATCGTGGATCATACCGAAATGGGTGACACCATTATCGGCAGCAAGATTGACAGTCATTCTGAGGTGGGCGCTGTCCCAAGAGTGGACAACATTAGGGCTAACACCGGCACCCTGTCGGCGGCGGTCCAGCTTATTGGCGTTGGCCTCTTGGATCGTCAGGTAGACCAGCTTGTCTCCAAACTTGGTCTTGAGCCTACGCTTGGTCATGTCTGGGTAGGACTGCATCACAGGCAAGCCATCCGTAGTAGTCCAAACGATTGGTAGGTTCTCCTTGGCTAGTTCTCTTGCAGCATCCTGCATCCAATCCATAGCAGTCTGGGCAGCAACCACAGTCTCATTGATCGATGACCAAACGTGCTGTGCTAGGTATACAGAAGCAGGAAACTCTAGCTCATGTAGTGGGCTAACGTAGTCTCTGTCTTCACCCTTCCGCTTGGCATCTGTGTCAGTCAGATATTCCTGAATGAACGCCCGAGCCGAGAACAATGTTGAGCCATAGACCCGTGTCATTGTACAGCGTTTTGTACTTCGGCGGTTGATACCATACTCAAGCCACTTCGCAGCCAGCTGTGCCACGTTGTGGGTATTCAAAACCATTTCAGTGCTGGCTAAATCATCCTTCACCTTCTGAATAGTTTTGTCTGCGACAGTTTGATAAATATCCGCAGGCTTATCTGAGGGCAGGATGTTAACCTGCGCTCCACCTACACGATCCAAGAGGCAGCTTGATAGATGTTGCAGCCCATTGCAGGCACCATCCTTTGCAATCGGGATGTATGACACATGGTCGTAGCCATTCTCACAGTAACCTGCCCACTCCTCACAGAACGCTGCGAATGAGAACGGATCGTCAGCCTCTTTAGCCCACCAAAGGTCACCAAGAGGATCGGTGGCTACCCTGCAGATCATGTCTGACCGCTCAACTACCCAATCGACACGCTCCTGCATCGATGCCTTGTCATATCCAAAGCAATTGGCACCGTGGATGGCTAGCTCACATGCAGCCTCGTTAGTTCCGAGCGGTTTCCCATCAGCAAACTTCAGGAGACCTTTGGAAAGTGAGTTTCCTTGTGGTGTCAGATAGCTTGATGCAGGGTACAACCTGCCTCTGAAGTCGGCTGTATGCACAAAGTAGATTGCGTTATACTTTGAGAACTTCTCAGCCATCGATCTGATCCGTGATGTCATCAGGCGTTTGGAACTTGCTCGGATACGTTCCTCGTACACCTTGGTTGAGCGTTGCTTCCACAATTTGAACTGTCTCAACTGTTCCTCAGACATCTCATCCTTGGTCATACCTTCTGGAACTACCCTTGGTGGGAGTGGTTCATCCTCTAAGGCAGCAAGACCGGCGACAGCTGTGCCGTTGTCATGGAGGATTTGGAGGATTGCCAAGACGAAGGAGTTAACTTGCCAAGGTGTTTTCTGGATGTGATTTACAGCACGATACACAGGCTCCATTTGATCCGATAGACCCTCAAGTTCCTCTAGATAGTTTCTGTTGGTGGTCTTGATGAACGAGAGTGGTGGGATGTGGTGAGTTAGGTATCCCCCACCGCGTGGACCTTGCCAATCGACAGGCGGTACAACCATTGGTTCATATACCGGCGACAGCATCTCTGCCACCTCGCGATTGTTCTTGATGAAATCGTTCACAGCTTGAGTTGCAATTAAGATTTTCTCGGTTTTCTTAGAACCAAGAGAGCGTTGAGCCTCTTCTGCAAAACCAGTGGTGCTGATGAACATCTCGATCAACATCATTCCAAGGTGGATACGATCCTTCTCACCCCAGCTGACCCACTCTTGGCAGTAGCGGTTATACGCAGCAACTAGGTTCTGCCTCTTTCTGGCTCGGGTTGTATCAATCTCATTCAATAGTTTTTTGAATAGCCAAGGGTGTTCGACTTCAAAATTTGTGTAGCGCAACTCATCCTCGAGAGCCTTGCCGATGCTGTTAGCCACGCTCTGAATTTTGTTGGTCTTACCAGTGAGCTTGTCGATGATGGTTTTTGCAGTAAAGAACGCAGTCACATTCGGATCGAACAGCCGCAGGTAGCGGACTGAAGAAACCTTTGGCCCCGCTCGGCCACCTTCAGCCTCTTCGATAGCGGTGCGAATCCTCTCTGCCACAGGTTCGATGGCTCGTTTCATGAGGCTGGACCCGTAGTAGGTCGAGGTCTCATTACCTTTCTGCTGGTTCTCGGTCAGCATCTTTTTGAATTTGGTTTGCGTTAAAAGTCTTGCTGATTGCTCAAGGTTTTCTTGAGTAGTGAACAGATCGATTGTCATTCTGTTTCATCCTATAGTTAACTGAAGGGGGGCTTTGAGAGCTTAG